CCCAAACTTTGACGTTTTAATGAAATTGTTTCCAAAGATTAACGAAATGATATTTCGTCTTTTAGATTGTGATAAATATAAGAAGAAAATTCCTTTTCGGTATAATCCGATTGAGATCTTGTCACAAATTAAATTTCAAACGGGTGGTGGAATATTGAATATAATAGGTAAACCAATGCAAAGTGAGGAATTTAAGGTTAAGAATTCTGGAAAGAAATTGTTTATGATAATGGCAGCAATTCGCGAATTTGATAAGTATATTCGTAAGGTTGCTAAGGGTAAAGACTATCAGTTGAATCCAATAGGTGTAATACGATTGAAAGGAGAATGGAGATACTTTCTAAAGGAGAATGGAAGAGAATTACTAGAGTCCCAGTGGAAAACTCGTGAGTTTTTTATTCTAAGCCTATTGCTTTTCTTCTTGTCATTGATGTTTGGTGAGAGGAGAAAATTTGAGACTGGTCGTGTGATAATGATAGGAATGAAGTTATTTCATGGAGGGGCATATGAATTAGCGTTGAAAATGAATTATAATAATAAAGATATTTTTTGGTGGGATGGAGATATAAAAAAATTTGATAAAGCAGTAATGGATATATTTATAATGAATTATTGCGCTAATAATCGACGGTATTTTGATCGAGAAAATATGCCTGAGTTTGTTCGTCGAATGTTTGAGAAACTGATGGAGGATTGGGGCTACCATCTAACAAATAAAATTGTCTGTTTTTTGGATAGAATATGGCGATTTGTAATAGGGAAAGTACCTTCTGGAGCGTTGGAAACTAGTCATTTAGATAGTTATGTAATGTTAACCTATTTTTGTTTTTTTGTGTGTTGGGTAGTATTGAATCATCCTTATTTAGAAGAAGTAATAATGGATTTTTTTTTATTCGCATTTTATAGGAATAATAATCTATGGTGATGATCATATTTGTTGTGCCCCAAAAATATTGCATGGAGTAATGAATGTGAATATTTGGGCTGATTTTTTGAAAAATTATTGTCGATCGGTTTTGCGAGATTATCGAGAGTATGATAGTTTTTTAACAATACCAAATTTGTGGACTGGTGAAATAAAAATAGCTGGTCCGAAATTTTGTAAGCGTTATTTTATTGCGAATATAGACGATAAGACTCTTCCTCCTGTTCTCCCCTATAAACCCTTGTATGAACCAATGTTACGTGTTTTTGTTAATGCTAATCAAGAACCAATAGATTATTTGTTATCAATAGTCGGTCATATGTGGGATACAATGGGAACAAATAAAACTCATTATATTTTGTTGAAGCAATTTTATGATAGTATAAATTCAGATTTAAAAGTTCAAAATATTTATGAATTATATATGGAAGAATTTCAGAAAATAGATAAACGTCCTAAATTGAATAGATTAATTAGGAAAATTAACCTGTCTCCAGAGGAAATTTTTAAATC